CGGCGATAATACCAGCACTACAGGAGGCGTTACAGTTACTGTAGAACCCGGAGTAGGTTTGCCCGGAGATGTTGACTACGGTACTATACCTTCTGACCTCATCCGTGATGAGATTGCTGAAACTCAGTTATTCAGAGACTTCATTAGTAAATTTGGTGACAAGCTGGAAGGCAAGGGTCAAGCGGCGGCAGATTGGCTAGAGGCTCTGGTTAAGTACGGTTCTGGCGACGCTACGCTAAAGGACATGCAAGAAGTAGACGTTAGTGGTTTAATGGACGTAGAAGGTTTTGAAGACTACTACAACGACATCGTTATTGTACAGGCTCCTACTGATTATACGTCAATCTATAAGATCCTGAAGGGCGCTGGTTATTCTGACGAAGCTATAGACGAAATAGAAAGAGCCTCAGTTGACAACAAAAAGTTCAAAGGTAACAACGTACTTGCGACTATTTTAAGGGATCTTGGCTATGAAGCCGATAATTGGGAGGTAAGTCCAGTAGGCGATTCAGGACTTAAAGAGGGAGACAAGTGCGCTACAGTTACTAACGGTCCTTTAGACGGCACAATACAAGGAGGGGAGTGCGTACCTACTACTCCTGCTGGTCCTGATTGTAAAGTCATTACTCAAGAAAACGCTGATGAATGTGGTTACGAAATAAGCAGTGACGGCCAGCTTGTACCTAAAGATTTAGGCAAAGATCCAGAAAGCTACCCTACTTACGTCAGTTGTGGCGGCGGAATTTTTGCAAAAACAGAAGCCGACTGTCCTGATATGGAGGGCACAGGCTCTCAAATTCCAGAAGATCAGACAAAAACATCGCAAGCAATTAAAGATTGGATTGAGGGCCAGATAGGTAAAGTCAAGGACTTAACAGTTGATGATGTACTAGAAACAGTTTTTGGCGGGGGAGCTTTTGATCCTCTATGTAAAGACGAATCAGACATTTGGAACTGTGCAGGAACTGATGGAACTGAGGGCAATAAGTGCTGGAAAGACTGTGTAAGTGCTAGTGTCCTTGGCGGCATCCCCGGTTTGCCTATGCCTCCCGGCAACATAGACGTAGGTACAGTTAGGGACTTAGAAAATAAAGTAGAAGAAATAGGCGGCACCATTTCGGACATCTTTAGTGCTCCTCAGGGTGACGCAGACGACGAAGGTTTTATCCAGAGAGCTAAAGATTGGGTACTGGGTAAAATAGACGACATTTTTGGTGGCATAGACGACGTAACGCCTGGACAGATTACTGATTGGATTACAGGTGTACTGGGAACAACTATATCCGGTGTTATCCTAAAGGAAATTGAAGGCAAAAAAAACTCTGTTATAGATAAGATTAATGAGATAACGGGTCTTCCTTTAGATACTCCGACAACTTTGATTAACTGTGCAGACTACGGCAGAGCAGGAGGTGAAGTAGAAAGCCTAGAGGAATGTGACGGTTGTTTAGATAAGACAGAGGACATAGGAACTGACGGCAGATGTCGTAAGTTTTTTAAAGATGACTTTGACGTATCCGAAGTTGAGACAACTTGTAAACGAGAAGGTAAAGAATACAACGACTTGTTAGACGAGTGTGGGGACTGTATACAAGAGGGCTATGTTCCGGGTGCTGATGGTGTCTGCGGACCTCTAGGTGAAGGTGGTCCGGATGACAGTGGACCGGACGCAGAAGAAATATGCAAACAAAAAGGTTTAGTTTTTGAACCAAACACGCAGGCTCCGGGCCGTGACGAAGACGGATGTGTTTCTGCTGTTATTTCTGATCCAAAATGTAACGACCCTAATGCTCAAAACTACAATGAATTAGGAGACTGTGGAGAGTGTAACACAGGGTATAGCCGAAAACCCGGACAAACTCTTTGTACTAAAGACGATGACACTGGTGGTGGGGACGACACTAAAGAAGTTTATGACCCAGACTGTGAAACGGACCCAAGACCTACTGGACTTGTTACATTTGATCTTCAAAACAAACAAAGAATTTGGGACCGGAAGTGTGGTGGAGGAGACGGGGGAGGAAACAGCGGCTCAACAACTACAGACGACAAATGCAAAGAAATCAACTCAAGCAACTATTATGAGTGCGGCAAAGTAGATTGTTTTACTGATAACACACCCGGACCTTTTGTAGATCGTTTTTCTGACTGCCCCGGAAGGGGAGGAACAACTACTACTGGTTGCAGTAACGGAGCTACAGAAGAAAGCGGATGCGATACTTGTCCTGATGGAACCAGTGTTCTTCAATACGAAGACGGAATCTGCCCATCTGTTTCTCCTCCACTAGACTGTAGCAATCCAGCTTATGCGGCCGCTAACCCACAAGAGTGTGGCACTGGACCGGAATGTATTGATTGTAGTTGCGCTGAGTATGCGGCGGCTAACCCAGAAGAGTGTGGTACTGGTGGAGGCGGCGGTGGAGGCGGCGGTGGAGGCGGCGGTGGCGGCGGTGGCGGTATGTTTACAGGTACTGTATCAGGTCTTAGCTACATGCCACAAGCACTGCCCGGAATACAAACCCCTGCACCAGTAAATGCTATGGCATCTATTGAAGGTCTTATTGGTCGTATGTTGACAGGAAATATTTCATGACATATTTAAATTTAGTAAACAACGTACTCAGACGATTACGAGAAGACACAGTAACTACTGTTACCAACGACACGTACAGCACAATGGTTGGTGACTTTGTTAACGACGCAAAGCAAATTGTAGAAAACGCTTGGGATTGGTCTAATCTTAGATCTACGTTGACGCTGACTACTGCTGCTGATGACTACACGTATTCGCTAACAGGCTATCAAGACCAAGGTAAAATTCTGAACATTGTCAACGATACGTCTAACCTTGTGATGGAGTACAGGCCACAGACTTGGTTTGACGATAAGTTCTTGGTTAACACACCGACCTCTGGCGCTCCGCAGTACTACACGTTTAGTGGCATAGATGGCTCTGGTGACGCACAGATAGATGTGTACCCTAAACCTGACGGTGTTTATTCTATCAAGGTTAAAAGTGTTATCAGAAACGTAGCGTTGAGCGGTGACGACGATGTACTAGCTATTCCTAGTCAGCCTGTCATACATCTTGCTGTAGCTTTGTTGGCTCGTGAACGTGGTGAAACAGGTGGTACATCTGCACAAGAATACTTTGCTATTGCAGATACGTATTTGTCTGATGCTGTTGCCCTTGATGCACAAAAGCATCCAGAAGAAACCATTTGGTTTACACCGTAGGGAGACACAATAGATGGCCCAGCCACTACAAAGTATTAACCTAGTTGCTCCTGGTTTTAAAGGAGTCAACACAGAGGATTCTCCGATAGCGCAAGATCCGTCTTACGCTGACGTTGCAGATAACGCTGTAATTGACAAGCGTGGTCGTATTGCCGCACGTAAGGGTGTTAGTGTTGTAACAACTGACAAGACAGAGTTAGGTACTGATTACGTACACAAGATTCATCACTTTTACGATGACGCTGGTAACGAAGTAATCTTCACTGCTGGCAACAACAAGATAATGACAGGCACGACTACGTTGACTGACGTAACTCCTGCTTCTTATACAATTACCGCAAACAACTGGAAGATCGTAAACTTCAACGACAAGGCGTACTTCTTTCAACGTGGGTACGATCCATTGGTGTACGACAACGCAAATGGGTTACGGACATTTACTGTAGTTAATGGTACAGCAACAGATGCTACTCTCAAATGTCACGAAGCTCTGTCAGCATACGGACGTTTGTGGGTTGTAGACAACGCAACAGATACCCAAACTATCTACTGGTCTGATTTGTTGATAGGTAACGATTTTACTGGTGGGTCTAGTGGTTCTATTGATGTATCTAAAGCGTGGCCTGATGGTTACGATGAAGTCAGGGCTTTAGCGGCACACAACAACACGCTGGTTATTTTTGGTAAGCACAGCATCCTAGTGTACGGTGGTGCAACAAGCCCAGCAAGTATGGCTCTTGTGGACACTGTGTCTGGTGTTGGGTGCATCTGTAGAAACTCTATCCAGAACATTGGTACAGACATTCTGTTTATGTCTAACTCTGGTCTGCGAAGTTTGGGCAGAACAATTCAAGAGAAGTCACTGCCTATATCTGACTTGAGCTTAAACGTAAAGACAGAGATTATTGAAGTAATTCAAAACAGGTCACTACCGACTGCCTCAGTGTACAGCCCAGAGCAATCGTTTTACCTGATTTGTTTTCCAGATCAGTCCACTATTTATTGTTTTGATCTGAAAGGTAGATTAGAAAACGGGGCGTACAGGGTAACCAGATGGACTTCTGTTCCGCACAGATCATTTATGCGACACACTGACGGCACGTTGTACATTGGTACGTCTGACGGTGTAGGCACTTACGACGGGTACTTAGATAACACATCAGTATACCAATTTAGATACTTTAGTCCTGCGTTGACGTTTGGTGATTCTAGTAAAACTAAGTTTCTAAAGAAAATTAAACCTACGTTGATTGGTGCTAACGAAGAAACAATATTTGTTAAGTGGGCTTACGACTTTAAAACTAACTACAAAAACTACGAGATTAGCGTAGGTAACCAAGTACCAGCGTACTACGGTATATCAGAGTACACAGTCGGTACATTTACTGGTGGAATTTTAACAACTAACCCTACGGTTAACGCCACAGGTAGTGGCAGTGTTGTAACCATTGGACTTGAGGCCGACATAGATGGTTCTCAGCTTTCAATTCAGGAAATTAACGTACTAGCACTGATAGGTAAAACAGTATGAGCAACTATACAAAAACAACGAACTTTACGGCGAAGGATACGTTGCCTGCTGGCGATACCAATAAGATCATTCGCGGTAGCGAGTTTGACACTGAATTTAATGCGATTGCAACTGCATCAGCAACCAAGGCGAACATTGCTTCTCCTACGTTTACAGGGACTGTGACAATACCCGCCCTAAACTTTACGGGAACTTTGTCTACAGGTACGATTGATGGAGGTACTTACTAATGGGAGCCTTAGATAAGTTTTTAGGTGCGCTTGGTATTGGTGCTGGAGTAGCAGGCGTCAAAGCTGGTTATGATAGACTACAAGATATAGGCACAGAAGCTCAAACATCGGCT